AGATATTATTCATCTTGGGGTTCTAGTTCATCTATCTTATCTGTAACATCAAACACCATTTCATTTAAAACAGTTTTATATGCTTTTAAGACTGCAGAATTGCTTTTTGTTTCTAGACCTGCAAAGAAACCATTTGTTGCTACCGATAAATTTATTGGGATTATCATCAGCCAATCAAACCAATTATTTTCTTTTACACCTGCTCCATAATTATTATGGTATTCAATAATAGTGTCAAGTACTTCTAAATAGTTTTGGTATCTTTTTTTTGTGCTTGAATCTTTTACAAACTCAGTACACATCAAAATGTAAGTCTCTATTATTGCTTTGTGCTTCTCACTTGAATAGATTGGCTTTTGCATAGTCAAACTTATAAAAATTTTTTACTCAATTCCTTTTTCTTTTTTTAAGTTATTAACAAGTGATTTGTAATAACCTATCTTTTCTTCATATTCTACCCTTCCAATCTTAATTGTAGACCTTGCTAAGTACTCTAGTTCTTGAGCAGTTCCTTCTCCATATTTACCATCTAAATGCAATCCAAATTTGTATTGTTCACCGTAACGAAACACATTACAAGCAGGACATTGTACTTGACAATTTTCTTCATCGAATCTCGTTGGTAGGAATCGTCGGGATTGAAAATGACCATTTTGCATACGTTTGTAATGATCTACCTTACCACAAGTGAAGCATTGGCAAAGACCTGTATCTGTTGCTTCTCTAAGTCTAATATAAAGACTAAACCATTTATCTAGTTCTTTTTTAAGTTTACTGATTGACTTCATAGCCTAAGTCTTTACGCCATTTATCTTGTAAAGTTCCTTTTCTTAGGTAGTATTTTTTACCCCTGTATTCTGGTTCTTCTTGTTGTAGTTTTGCTCTAGCTCTTTTAATACTAGGAGCTGAGGTTAATTTATTAGCAGCATACAATTTAAGAAACTGTATAACTGTTGTGTTTATATTACCAAAACATAACCGAGTCATTTCTTCTGCCCATATATTAGAACAAAGTCTGTTATCATCATCTCTTAACTCAGGATGTTTAGTTAACCAGTATTTTACTTTTTCTTTTGTTTTCATAATTCATCTTCAAATTTAGTACAGAATATGGCTTCTAATATACAAGCTATAATAATTAATAACCATACGATTGTTAATATCTTCATTTTAAAATAGTTCTGTTTGTTTAATATATTCTTTTCTTACTATACCTAGCATTGTTTCAAAGATTGTTCTACCTGCTTCATAATCTACTAGGTTTCTAGCTATTTTATCTTTTCTTTGTGTTCCTTTATATGTGCTTATATTTATTTTATGAAATTCACAAAGTTTTTTTACTTCGTCTGTTCCACTTCCTACTTTAACTTTTCTTTCATTGATAGAATTAGGTAAATTAAAATTTGTCCAATATAAATGCCTTCCTCTTTTTTTAGCAGGTATTAACGGCACATAATAAGGCATAACATTTTCAACCACATACTTACCTTTAAAATAATTGTCCAAAAATAATATTTCTTCATAAAGTTTCATATCTGCATATTTAGGTATATGACTTTCTTTTGTGTGTTGCGAAAATCTAATAATACTGTGAGTTGGGCAGGGAGGTGAACTCCAAATAAAATCATATTCTTTAAAGTGTTCTAGTAAGTATTGGTGAGCATCAGCTATAATTACAGTATCATTAGGAAATCTCTCTTGATATAATCTTGCTAACTCAGGGTCAAGCTCTACAGCTGTAACTTCTATATCCTCTTTTACCTCGTTCCACTTATATCTATTACCACCTAAACAAGCATATAAATTTAATATCTTCATCTAATTTCTCTTATTAGCCACATTACAATAGCTGTTAATATTACCCATCCTATCATTTTATTCCCCATTTTAGTTTTTCTTCTTCAGTCCAATAACCGTTTGCTTCTAAATCATCTGTAAATTTTTTAGCTTTTTTATATAATTCTATATCTTTTTCTTTTATATATTCAATAAAAGTTTCTTGCCAATCTATTTTAGATTGATTTAAACGGTTTATTTTTAATTGATGTAATAATATACTTAGTGGTGCTGTTTCTTCTTTTTTCATTTTTTTATCTTTTTTAATTTATAATATATATATCCAACTAATGGTGTTCCTAGTAATAAAGACAATAAGCTAGGGTGTGGTTCACCACATATTCCAATAGCGTGTCTTAAAAATTCTATCATTTTAATAATTTTGGTTCAGGTCTATAATGAGGTACTTGCTTAGGGTCATCACCTCTATCAACTTTTGATCTAGCATCCCATATTAACTCTTTATGCTTTCTTAACCATTTCATATACATTGGAATATTAAAATGTATAAAATCATTTTTAATACGTTCTCTTATTCCTAGTTTAAAGGCATTTTCTGCGTCTTCAAAATAAAAGTTCTTATAGATATTAGCCAAATCATCTGCTAACTCTTGAGACATATAACTTATAGTATCTTCTTCTACATTGTTTTGTCCTAACCCTATGTAGGTTTTGCTTACTAAATCTACTGAACACATTAATAAGTCTTGCCTTGTCATACTTTTAATTAATCTCATTGTTCAAATTGTTTTTTTAATTTTTCTTTTACGTTTAAGTTTTTTTGTAAATGTTGATGTATTTTACTCATAGTGCTTTTTGGTTTGTTCCATTGTTTCTGATTTTTAGACCAACGTACCAACCTTAATTTTATTTCAAACGTGCTTTGTTTTTGAAATCTCATTTTCTTTTTACCTTCACACCAATAATTTATAAAGTCATCTAACATATCATCTGGGTAATCAAAACTCCTAACCTCAGCTTCAAATTTTTCTTTTATAGATATATTATTAGTTATTGTTATTTTTTTATTCTTATTAATAGTTGTGCATTTAGTTGATGACAAGTTGTTAAGAAACTTCACAACTAGTTCTTCATTAATTTTAAAGTATTGTTTTGCAGGAACTCCTTTACGTTTAGTTTCTATGATTCCTACTTTTTTAAGCGATTTAAGGGCTTTTCTTTGCTGATAAGCAGTAAGGGTTGTATCTTTCTCAATATTAGCTTCTGTGTTAAAAAACCACCCATCAGTCATTCCATTAGCTATAAAGTATTCTTCCTTTGAGATTAGGTCAGCAAGTAGGACTGCTTCTTTCAATCCTATTTGCCGAGCCAAGTCTTTATTTAATACTAAAAATGCTGTGCTGCTTAATAAGTGTTTCATACTTTTTTTATAACGTAATTATTTTTATTTCGTGTTGGTAATCTTGGAGGGCTAACTTACAAATTTCATATTGATTATAATGGTCTCTATAAGAAACTTTGATGTCTGTACCTAATTTACCTGAAGTAATACGTATAGTAGTTTGATGTTTTGAACTATTCCTAACACCATTTTTTCTTAAGTGGTCTTTAAGATGATACATATCTATAAAAGTCTTTTTAGCTTCTTTTATATCAACATAAGCGTTGTATATCTTATTAAACGTGTCACGATAATAAGGGAATGATGAATAGTTAGCTGAGTGAGTTCTCTCGTAATGATTAATACTAGTTCTGTTTCTTTCTAATACCTTAGCAATCACTTCTCTATGAGTTTTATCTTCTAGTCTTGCAATCATACTAACAACAGCTCTTGGCACTTGGTATTCTATCTTTCTATTTCTAATAGATAAAGAACCTTTAGGCAACCCTACTAAATTTGTAGCAAGGTCGCAAAGGGTTTTAAAGTTGTCTTCTGCTGTCATCTTAAAAAGGTAAATCATCATCCTCACTAACTTCTGAGGTAGTTTCTTGACCACTTAAATTTGCTATCGCATAACCATCAATATTGTGATAGTATCTTCCTTTATGTTCTCTTGAATAAAGATTAAATTTTACATCTACTCTTGATCCTTCATTTAAATCTCTTAGCTGTTTCATATAATCGCCAAAAAATTGTATTACTACTTCTGTGTTGAAATCTACTAGCGAATCTTGTTCTACAAGTATAGATTGTTTCTTCCATTCTTTACCTGCTTTAGATATGCCACTTTCAACATCTAGTTTCTTAATTAGTTTTCCTTTAATTTCCATTTTTTATTTATTTATTTAATTAGTAAAAAAGGGATTGAAAGAGGAGTTGTAACTTCCAAAGTATAACTGCTGACATTATTAATTAGAATTACTAACCTCTTTCAAAACCTATATTATTTATTTTTTAGTTTCCAATTTATATATTTTGTCAAAGTATCTCCATTTGTAATAATCAAATCTTTTTCAGGTGCATAAGGATATTCTCTACCGTTACTATGTTTCTTAGTTTGTAATATTTGCATAGGTAATCTATATAAAAATCTACCTATTCCGTGTTTTACACAAGCTCTTTTAAAAGCATCTGATGATTTACCCTTTTCTTTTTCTACATTAGATTCTGTACCTGTATCTGCCTTCCATACCCAACATTCACCTGCAAATATTCCTACTGCACAAAATAATTTACCATCAGCTTCATAATATTTATCTTGCCAATTCTCTACACCTACAACTTTATCTAGTATGTCCATACAATCTCTAGCATCTATATAAGCTACACAAGTTGCTTTTCCATACTTAGTTGATTGTACCCTCCATTTATAAGGGAGTTCTTTTTTTAAATCTTCTAAATTCATATCAAATTAATTATTAAAGGTTGTTTATTATTATTTTTATAATGCATTCTCCAACTTGGCTTAAGATCAATAGACCAACTGTCTTGTTCTTGCCAACCATAATCTCTTAGCATTTCACAAAACTTATTATAGATTTGTAGTTTAGTTCCTATAACAATAACTGAGCTATTGTTGTCTTTGAAGTCAAAGTTAGAATAACCACTTACACTTGGTAATTGAACTGGTGTATACTGAGGTTTTAATAGCCATTCTTCAGCTATTACTTTAGTATTGTCTATTGGCTTACCTGTAACCCAAGATACTTTAGGTTTATTATAATCTATACTTTCCATTAGTAATTCCAATGTATGTGTAGAAATGCTGATGCTACTGTTAATATAAATAAAGCAATACAAGCTAAATAGTATTTAGTATCACTTATCTGACTTACATCTTCTTTATTTGTCGTAGGACTAAAAGAATCAGGATAATCATAATTGTTATGGTCATTCTTAAAAAAGAAATCTGCTGCTTGTTTTTCATTTAACTCGTAAGAGTGTCCGTACTGCTTGTGTGTAACTTTCATAGTATAATTTTTTAATGTTTTCATACAGCAAAGATAATAAATAATATTATTATCAACATAATTATTATCAAAGTTATTAACAATTTAACTGTTAATAGGAAAGTTACTAGATAAGGTGGGTTATAAACCGAGCAATAAAACTATTATCATAATTAAAATATACATTATTAATACTCTTTGTTTATATTTTTGTTCTTTACGCATATTAAAAATAATGTACAAGTCTAGCTATTTGACCTGATTCTTTAGAATGTATAAATCCTTCTACTGCTTTTTGAACACCACAAAAACCTTTTCGTGAGTGCCAACTGTCTGTACCACTTGGAGAACGCATATATTCAACTGTAACTCCTATAAAGTCTTTAGCGTCTCTCCATTTGTATTTCACTTTGTGATGTAAGTGATGTAAATACCAATAACGATATTTAGTTTCTGACCATTCATTAGGTCTTTCATTAGCCATTAGCATAGGTAGGTTATCCATCTTAGCTCCGTCTCCGTGTTCTAAACCGATTAAATTACTACCATATTTGTAATACTTTCTGTGTGCTACACTAATATCAAAAGTAATGTCTTTTGCTTTCCTAAACCAAGATTTTAAAGCGTGTGCTAAATGAAAGCCACTTTGATAATCGTGATTACTCATAGAATGAACAACATCAACAGGAGCTACTTGTCTTAGAGTTTCAATACATTTAACATATAAATCTAATGCTACTTCAAAGTGTTGCCACCATTTACCATTTACGTCTTGCCTTGTTCCTGCTGTTGTTTGATTATAGACATTATCAATATGTAGTATGTCATTACCTACACAAAATAAAACCCTATCTATATTAAAACCATTTGCTTTGCTTAAAAGCCCTGTAACACCTTCTAAGACCCTATCATAAGCAATTTGAGTATTATATTCATCACCTGTTTCAAGTGCTACTGCAAGTTTTCCTATATGAATATCAGCAGGATTAATAACTAAAAGATTCTCACCTTTAGTTCTTTCTATTTTAGGGTATGTTGGTGCGTGTTTATCTATAAGATTTTTAATGTCTTTAAGTAGATCAGTTTGTTCTGCACCATATTGTTCTTTAGTTACAATAGAAAATCGTAACTCTCCTGACATACTTTGCCAATGTTTAACACTTACTATATCTTTTTTATCTATACCTCTCTCTGCAAGATGTATATCAAGAGCAGTATTACCATTGACATTAATTAAGTCCTGTCCTCTGAATTCATTGATTAACTCAACTTCATCAGATGACAGTCTTAATCTTTTTCCTACCTTTTTATTTTTTTGCAACGTCTGCAATACCTTGAGCGCCAACCAATGCAGCTATACTAAAAAGTATATTTTTAACTTCTTCAGGATTTAAACCTAAAGTATCACTAAGTAAAGTTGCTATACAGCCAATAGCAGTATATAGAAATTTACGACTAGAGATTGCTCTCTTTAATGTTTGTACTAAAATCCATTCTCTCATAATTATTTATTTTTGATTATTAAATTAATATTTTCTGCGCCTAAATTAATTATTTCCTTGATTACTAAATCCATAGCTAATCTTGAATTATTAACACGGTCTTGTTCACGAGTTTGTCCTACTAGAATGCAGCCACTCGTATCGGCTGATGTATTACCTCTATGAAATAGAATGTAATCTCTATTAGGTACTTCTTTTACTAATAAGTGTAAATAGTCTCTTGATGCACTTTCTCTTGGTAATCTTAACCGAACATCATATACACCGTCAGGAATACAAGAGATATTTCTAACATTATTTTTCCAAGGATTTTCTAAGGTATCACAAAAGTATTCACCGTTTAGAAACAACTTTCCAAGAGTTGATTCTTCAGTAAATGTATCACGAATAATAAGTAAATTGATTTTACTCAAAATAGGCTTTGTAGATTTTAACACCTTTAACTTCTCTAACAAATTCCTTACGAACTTTAATAGCGTTTTCATCTTTTTTAAAATATTTAGGGTTCTTACTATTGAGCTTTCTTCTTTTCATAGATAAAAAATTTATAGATAGTAAATGCTATTGCGAGTAATAACGAAATTAGTGTAAGATATTCGTTAGCATCTGTGACACTAATAGCAATCCCTGTTCCGTTAGCTAGTCCTACTTGTATTGTGTCCTTTAGGTCTGTCATTTTTAATATTTTTTGGCTTTTTATCCAAGTAGGATTTTAGCTTAGTTATGTTAGTTGGTTTTGGTTTATAGTATTTCTTCATTAATCTGATGCACTTAAAAAGTTTCTTAATGTAAGTTTCGTTCCTTGTTGCATTGGTCTTTCAAGGTTCATACCATTATAGTAGGCATTATCATCAGGGTCTACATCTGCTCCAGAATTTGTGTTGTACTCTGGGAAACTACTTATGTTGTTCTTTACATACTGTATTAACCTTTCTGTATAATACTCAGCAGTATTTCTAACTTCTTCTCTAAGGTGTTGTGCTTCTTCTGTACTAAGTGCTGTTCCTGTTTCTGAAGTCTTTGAGTATATGTTGCCATTCTCTATTTTAAAGCGTAAGAACGGAATAGCGTGGTAAAAAGCCCAGTTCGGTAGCATATCTCCAATGTATTCATCTACTAAAGTCTTGTAAGCTCCTGCTAGAGTTCCTGCTATAATTTCATCTTTAAGCTTTTGAGTTAGGTCAGTTCCTAGCTTAGTTTCGACATATAGCTTTTGTGCCTGTCTTACATAAGGCAATAATAGGTTAACATCTACGTTGAGGTTTATACTTGTAGAATCAACTAATTTTTCTTGAGAGATAAAGAGTACGTATGCCATAATTATTTTGGTAAAAATCCTTCGTTTTTCATAGTCTTAGGAGCCCTTGCAACTAGACTATCATTTCTTTTAATTGTAAATCCTTCACTTCTTGCTTTTGTAGCTGTAATTATTTTATCTGTTGTAATGTTATCAGGATAAACTACAAATCCTTCATCACTTGCAGGAGCTTGGAAAATTCTACGCTTCCAGTAGTGGTGGCAGTTTCCTCCCCCTTTGTAGAGCCAGCAAGAATAAGTTGCAGCTCCACGAGGACCCCAACCTGGATTAACAGGAATACTAGACATTCTAAGAATATCCTCTTTTCTGTAAACTTTTTTTGTAGCCATCATTAACTTACAAAAGCTTCTTGTTTCACCTTCTTGACTAAGAGAATTGTTTTTAGTATAAACATATCTTACTTTAAAAAACTCATCTCCTGCTTTATTCAATCCATCTTGTTCACTTCTAACATTTGGATTAGCTCTACCTGTTCTTACAAAGTCAAATTTTTCTGTTGCTATTTTATTTAATTCTGCTTCAAAGTCAAAGTCTTGATGTTCACCATCTACTATTTCATCATCTATCATTTCCCAACCTTCAGGAATGTCCTCACCAAATTCAGCAATAAATTTAGAAAGTTCAGTTGCTTCAGCGTGTCCGTCACAAGCCATATAAACCGTTTCACCTTCTAGTTCGTGTTCGTGATACCCTTCACACCCTTTTGTCTTAGCGTGTTCTTCAGCTTCTTGTATTGTACTAAAAACAGGCTCTCCATCAATCATTCCTACTTTGGCAAATTTTACTTCTTGCTCAACTGTTGCTTCATCACCTAACGGCTCAAGCCCTAATGATTCTCTAATCTCGTCAGTTGTCATTACTTCTCTAACAGTTTTAGAATCAAATTGTACTGTAATAGGTTTTAACTGTACAAAATCAACCTCTAAGTCCATATTGTTTACAGAGAATATAGTTTGTAAAGTGTCTAGTATGTTTAATTGGAATGGTCTAACCACCGTATTAAGGTAAAAGTTAGCAGCGTTTATAAGCTCGTCTGTATTGCTTGAGAAGCCATTAGTACTATCTATACCCATAAGTGTCTTAGAAGTCACCCTATGGCCTGTGAGGATGTTTTGTACTAAAAGTTCTTGTAATGCTAAGTATTGTTTGTCTGCATCAGAAACGCTGATTGGTGTTATCTCAGGTGTTCTTGTTCTATCATCTGAGAAGGTCAAAATAAATTTACCAGAGTTCTTTGCTCCTGTAAACTTCTCAGTTAAACTTTGTTCTATTTGGAATCTTTCTTCTTGAGTTGGAACGCCATTGGCAAAAGAAATAAAATAACTACCACTAAATCCATTTTCTATGTTATTAAGGTGAAACTCTGCAACTCTTTGGTCTACTAACGCCCAATTGTTTGCAGCTATGTAATCAGGTGTATGATATACGTCCATATTAGGACTATATGCACCTGTGTATATTAATTGACTAGCTGATGTCCTATCGTTAGTATTAAAGGCAGAAATAGGATAAGGCTTGTTTGTTCTAGTGTTTGACCAATCAGCAGATATAAAATAAGTGTCTACTTTTCCAAATTCATTAGGTCTACCTGCTCTTACTCTTTCAACAGGAACGTGATATATTTCAGCAATTTCTGTTCTTTCTCTATTCCATACTACGTGGATAGCATAAGCACCTTGAAGTTTAAAGTCAAAAGCAACTTTTTTAATTACTTGATGTAAAGATTCTTTACTGTTTGCATTACGCATAAACTTTTTAAGCTTAACAAAAGCATCTAAGTTTGTTTCTTCATCAGTACATATTAGATTTTCTCCTGCTATCATTTCTGAAGTAGCATTTATAATTGCAGCGTGAGTAGATGAATTGTAGTATAAATCAATTAAGAATTGAGGATAGAGGTTTCTCCAATCTTCTGTTCCGTATTCAATGTAGTCTCTACCTCTAACTTCCTGTATTATTGGAGCTGTTGTTGTTTCTAAATTGATTGATAAAATATTTTCCATATTATAAGTTTGATAAATAATCGTTTACATTAGCAATAAGCGTTGCTTGATCTTGAATGTCTTTATATATTTGTATTTCTTTTATTTGCCCGTTGAAAGGATTTAAGTCAATACGTCGAACCCCTATTGAATCAATATCTGCTGTTCCTGCTAAAGTTTCAGTATCTGTTTGAGGCACCCCATCTACATATAGTGTAATTTTGTCAGATGCATCTCTAGAAATAAGTATATAATTATCACCAAAAGTAGTTCCACCATTTAAGGTTATATCAACCTGACTGTTATCTATTTTAATTCTCATTTGACTACTCGTAGTGTATTTAATAAATTCACCTGCTGTAGTATTATCAGCTAAAGGAACTCCACCTGCTGTAGTCATTTTAATTCTCATACCAATTAAAAAGCTATCATCTAAAGAAATTTGACCAGTAGTTTGAAGATTATTAGTATCAGCAGAAACGAAAGTTAAAACTCCTGTTGAAGCATCATAAGCAGGTTGCTCTGTTGCTGTTGCTTGTACCATATCAAAACTGTTAGTAGAACTATCAGCCCAAGCAGAAACATCAGAACCATTTAAAGTAATTCCTGTTTTGTGTTTATACCAAGCAATTAGCTTACTGCTACCAGCAGGTGTCCATTGTCCATAAGGCTTATTAGTACTTAAACTTAATCCTAATTTTAATGCTAACATATCCTATGTAGTAGGTCCTTCATTATAACCAATCCCAACACCACTCGTTAGAGTTATTGCCGTGATATTCATAAAAAGTGTCGTTCCAGCCACCATAGTAGTCTGTAAAGCTGCTTCACCTGTTGCATCAGCCACAGTTATTGCAGATATTACACTTTCAACAGGAAAATAAACACAATACCAATCTTTACCTGATTGTGCTGCTGTTGTAAATATTTCTGTGCTTCCGTTTTTTCCTAATTGCTCTACTAAAAGCTGTTGTACGTTTTCTATTGCCATTTTTTTATTTATTTATTGTCCGTAATATATATAATTTGTTCCTGAAGCAGGTGCGTTCTGAGTATATTGAACCTGCTGTGTTCCATCTTTTTCTGCTACATACATCTTACCCTTTGTAACTAATCCTTGAACTACTCCGTGAGTAGGTCCTACTGGTAATACATCATCTTCTGTTATAGGTGCGTTTCCTCGACTTATAGCTACTGCTCCTGACCAACTAACTTCAAATACTTCGTATTTCCAATATCCAGCAGGTAAAAAATTAACAGCACCTGTATAAACGTCTTTGCTTGTATTATAAGTAAAATCAAATTTTGTATATCTATTATACATAACATAAGTGGTTGGATAAGCATATTGTACTGATTTATCCATATCATTAGTAAATTTTACTAAGTGCCTTATCATACTTGAATCAACTGATGTATCAATTCTATTGTCCTCAGTTTGTACTGTAAAAATTAAATTAGTTTCAGTTATTGCTTGTATCATACTATATAATAGAAAAAGTCTGTTTTTATTTGTCTTATGTTAGTATGTAAAAGAAAAAGGTGGACAAAAGCCCACCCTAATCAAGAATATATGAAAACTACTAATTATTTTCAATAACAATTAATATTAATTATCATCAATTGTAAGACCTGAGATTCCTGCATTAGAAAATGGTGCGCCTCCTGCAGCTACATCTTCTAGCATAGCAAATGGCTCTGGCTCTAAACCATCGAAGGTAAGAGTATATCCATTTCTATCTCCAAATGCTGCTCCAGAGTCCATAGTTCCTGCATTTAATTCCATTCCATTTATCATACCCATACAAACAATTACATCATTACCTGTTGCTGTATGAGTTTGGTTAAGTTGAACAAAGATTCTTACTTTTGTTGCTCCTAACAACTTTATCTCGTTCTGATCCTCTTTAGTCAGTCGGTTAAGTATAATATTTACTGTTGGTGTATAAAAAATAGTTCCGTTTTCACGACTACCTGTTATAGTGTCCGTTAGACTTGCAACGCCTAATGGCATTGTATATCTATAAATAGTAGATGATTGAAAGTTTATAGTGTCAATTTCTAAAGGGTGAACTGAATCATAAGCCCAGTCTGCTCTTGCGAAATCATCATAAACTGAAAAATAAACGAATTTTATTCCACCTGAAATTCTATTACAATCAAGTCCTCTACCTTTTGTTAATGCTGTACACGCCATAGTTATTTATGTTTTAAGGTTAAAGGAGCAAGGGTTTTTACACCCCTGCTTCTTGTAATTTGTTTTATGATTGTCTTACGATATCAGCTCCAACTC